AACTACGAAAGAGTATGAAAAATCCAGAAAAATTAGATCGTGTTTGTGATGAATGTGGATGCATCCATCGTGACGGTGTTTCATGGCATGGACGGTGTTACAATTGCGGTGGTGATTTAGTAGCCATTGATTTAAAGGAATTAGAGATTACGGCAGTAACTCCAAAAGGAATACAAATTTATCAATACAAATGACCTACGACCCAAACAGATCCAACCGTCAGAAGCGGGTTTACACTACTGAAAGCAAGCAGGAGGCGCAAAGTTTTGCGAATCTTTTCTATGGTTCTTATATTAAATATTTTAATGACTTATTCATTGTAATTTTATGAAAGATCGACTTGTTTGCATCAAAGATGATAATCAAAATAAACTTTTACCCCAAATTGTTAAGGGAGAAATATATACATTTTTACAAAACTCTTTATATGATGGATATATCTGCCTTGTTGAATTTGGTTCTAGTTATGCTTTCCTTGAAACATCTTTTAGACCAGTTGATCTTTCTTATGGCCCTGCAGTTTGCCAAACAATAGAACAACAAATAGAACTTGAAAGGGTATTGATATAAACAATTTAAACAAAACAAAATGGAAACAATAGGATTTGTAATTACCAAAAAACCATAAATATTTTGGGATTTATTACGATAGTATAAGCTGTGATGTTCATGGCGGTTTAACTTTTTCGGACAGCGATATACCCGGACAGCCAGAAGAAACAAAAGGAATGTGGATAATAGGTTTTGACACTCTTCATTATGGTGATAATATGGACAAGTGGCCCGATAAGGAGTCAGTAATGGAAGAGGTTAACAGCCTGAAAGAACAAATGGATAATGTTAAATAATAGAGAAAACAGTATGAACGAAACACCCGCAAAAATCGAATCTAAGCTACCTACGTTAAACGAACTGTTTGAGGACAACGCAGAGTTAGCCGGAAAATCGGAGGGCTTAAATGCCATCCTAAACGTCAACCCGCCTGAAAAGTGGGTGAAGGAACATCCGTTTATTAAAATGGATTCCAAAGATGCTAACGGGAATACTATTAAGATTCCTTATAGGTATCTCCCTGTTGACCGGATAGAGTACTTGCTAAGAAAGATATTTAAGCAATTCTGGATAGAAATTACTGGCCAGGGTACAGCGTTTAACGGGGTTTGGGTAACTGTTAGAATTCACTATTTTAATCCGGCAACTAATCAAATGGCCTGTTCCGATGGGATTGGTTCAGTTCAGTTACAGACAGCGAAGGGCACAAGTCCGGCTGACTTATCAAATATTAACAATGGTGCTTTGTCTATGGCCTTTCCAGCCGCAAAAAGTTACGCTATAAAGGATGCAGCAGAATTAATAGGAAATATATTCGGTGCAAATTTAAGTAGAAAAGATACCCTACAATTCGTACCGGATGAACAATTGATTACTAAGTCACGGGAAGAAAAAAGAAAAGAACTATTAACCCAAAAGAAAAATGTTTAGCGATTACAAATTCCATCCGTCATCATTAGGGTTGATCATGACGGCATCCAGAACAAAAGAGGAACTAGGCGAAACCGCCAAAGCTCACCTGATGGAGTGCTACGTTGGACGGAAGTACGGACGTAGAAAGGACGTAACAAACAAGTACATCGAAAAGGGTTTACTAGCCGAGGAGGATTCATTAGACCTTTACACACTTGTGAAAGATCAACTATTTGTTAAGAATCAGGAAACAATCGAAAACAGTTACTTTATCGGAACGCCTGATATTATTGTGGGTGAATCTGAAATGGTGATAGATATTAAAACTTCCTGGGATATCTTCACATTCTTTTCCACCATCCACAAACCAATGAACAAAGATTACTACTGGCAGCTTCAGGCTTATATGGATTTGATTGGTGCGCGTTCGGCTAAACTTGTTTACTGTTTGGTTAACACACCTTTTAAATTGGTTGAGGACCAAAAGAAAAAGCTAATGTGGACGATGGGAGTAATCGACCCTGAAACGGATGAGGCATATTTAAAGGCTTGTGAGATGGTAGATAAGAACTCCAACTATGACGATATTCCTATGGAAGAAAGATACATGGAATTCGCTATTGAAAGAGATCAGGAAGCGATCAACAAAGCACATGAGCGGGTAGAATTATGTAGAAACTTTTTAAACCAATTATAACTATGGCATACGAACAGAAACCAAATAGCGGCTCACTATTCAAAAACGAGCGTAAGACCAGCGACAAACATCCGGAATACACCGGAACATGGAAAGATGAAAACGGTAAGGATTGGCAGTTTGCGGCATGGGTAAAGAAAGGAAAGAAAGGTAAATTCTTTTCTTTATCAGCCAGTGAAAAGCGGTCAAGTGATGGACCTAAAGATGATTCACAAGGATTACCATTTTAACCCAAATACTATGAGCCAAGTAAGAACACTTTACGACCATCTTAATTTAGGGTATAAAATCGACCGTGTAAGGGCTTTCCAAGATCACGGTATAGCAGATTTGAGATCAAGAATCTCAGATGTTGAGCGTCAATTTGGTATTACCATTGACAGGGAAACTAAGCAAGGAAAGAAGTATCTTGAGTATTACATTAAAACTAAACTGAAATGAGAGAAATAAACATTATCCCTTCTGTCTTTGATAGTCAGGACAGGGCGGAGGCTACGGCATGGGCTAAGAGCATCTTTGATAATTGCTACTATTACATCCTTAGAAAGACTACGGGTGAGTACATTGTCGATTATATGGGCATAGTTTATTCGGATGAAAGCCTAGTTGCTACTTATTACAAGGGTGAAAAAATTCAATAAACATAACAGACTAATAAAATGAAAGCCAACATCAAAACAATCCTTACCGGCCTGGTAGTCGGTGCGATTATAATCGGGTTCTTTTACTTTATTGAAACTATACTCAGAAACTTATGAAAAAGATAAATTACTTACCGCTTTATAAGAAGTGGATGAAAACTGGCCTTACTGGATATTCTGGTTTATGTTATTATTTTGAGGACAGTAAATATTTTGAATTATTTATACCTAATACTGATGAAAAAAAGTTCTGGTATGGTACATCATTAGGACTTGTTTATTGGGGTTTGGATAGGGTAATATCAGATAGAGTTATTATTGGGGATGAAATAGAGACGCAGGAATTCACTCCGCTCCGTCAAAACATCGTCCTATTTTTAGCCGCAATGAACGGAGAACTATGAAAGCACTCTGGCGATCATCACCACTTACTAAGATGTGGGTGGCTATCTTGTGCGGATTAGTAATAGCTATTTTAATCTTTGCGGGGTCTATTGGAATAACTAAAATATTGTTAGATTTATGACAAGTTCAACAAACGACACAAGGCACGTACATAAGTACCGGATTGCCGCGAATTGGCTAAAAGGTGGGGAGTGTTGCTTCTGGCATACTCCGCTATACTCACAGAAAGAAAAAGACAGGCTTGACAAGTGGGCTATAAGCATACAAGGCAACCCAAAGGAAAATTTGATAACAAATAATCGGGCTGAATTATGAAGCGTTCCTACGATCAACTTAAATGGTTCACTTTTCTAACGTTCTGCGTTATGGTGTTACTTGTAGTGGCGGCTAAGTTAGGGGTATTTAATGGGTGGTAAGATGAACGTTAAAACAGTTGCATCCATGTTAGGTAGGTCACAGACTACCATCATCCAGAGGGCTTTAAAAGTCAATGTAGGGCACACCAAAGGCGGCCAGTGGTACTTCTCAGAGCAGGACGTAGAATCAATCAGAAGCTACCGATCTATGGAGCGTTTAAGCATCCTACGGGAGATAGTCAAAGAGTGCGGTATAACTGAATCCAGCGTCAGGCGGTTGGCGTGTGAGCATCATTTAAGATTCAGGACGGATAAGGATAAGATCATGTTTTTATGCAAAGCCTGGAAAACCGGATTGTACACAAGTAAGGGCCTGAATTATGTTTTGGAAAACTATCCAAAGCCTTTTTTGGAAAAGTCGTAGATAGTTATAATTTTGTAAACGCTACACGGTATGAAAAAATTTAAAACATCCAGACCCTCACATTGCCAAATGGAAGTAATTTCCAGCCGGGTAGCCTTTGTGTTGCGGTCTGGTATTTTTTTTTATGAATAGGAAGGCATTTAATTTTTATAAATCCTATTACGATGTTGCTATTGAGCTACCCGATGATGAAAGGAATGAATTTGTGTGGTCGATAGTATCAGCGCAATTTACAGGGAAACTAGTTGAGCCTAAGTCTAAGTTAGCCAGATTAATGTTTCTAAGTCAAAAACATAGCATTTTAAAGCAATTAGAGGGTTTTAAGTTTGCCACAGAGGGACCCTTAGAGGGTGCCCACAAGGGTCCCCCAAAGGGTCCCTACCAACAAGTACAAGGGAAAGGACAAGTACAAGGGCAAGAGAAAGTGCAAGTATATGGTTCACCCTCGAATTTATCTTTTGGAGTTAGTGCAAAATACATCCACGACAAGCCCTGCAAGGTTTACGACAATGGATTTAAACAATACGCAGATGTTCATCAAATGGGGAACTGGTTTGCAAAGGATTACATGGCAGAACTATTTTGGAAGGAATGGAACGGAAAACTATTTAATGACCATCGACACGTTAATACGGTAATGTTAAACATCAACAACAACAAAAATGGATAAAGTAACATTTCACCAACTAACCACGCGGCCTAATTACCTAAAGGACCATAATCTCAAATATCTTGAGTTTACCGCAACTATTCCAGCAAACCTATCAATACTCAAAGAGATAGCCGAAAGCCTGCCACAAGGCAAAAGAAAGGACCAGATTAATGAAATTATAACCTACTTCCACACATCATGGCAAGAGGTCCTAAAAGATTACAACGCATTACAGGAAGGCAGTGTAGCCAGAAACCTGATTGAGGACATGGCCGGAAGTCTTGCCACAAAAGAAAACGAGATAAAAGCATTAACTGAATTATCACAAAGTTTAATCCAAAGGTTGAAAAATGCTAACGCCTGAAGAAGCACTTAAAAAGATTGCGGCCCGTTATGATGTGGAAAACCATTATTTCGAGCAGCCAGAAAACTGGATACGCGAAATAAAGACCGGTGTAAAGTTTGAGGTCCACAAATACGGTCACACACTAATCGACCATCACATGCCTTACAAACAAGGCCAGCTAACGGTATTTGTCGGGAATACCAACGTGGGCAAGACTTACACAGTTCTTTACCTTCTTTCAAAGATGTTGGACCGGAAGAAACTGATTATTTATTCGGCTGAAAACAGGATTAGCACGCTTGCCAGGTATTTGATTCAGTTTTGTTTTAACACCAATAATCCGGCTATAATTCTGGACCGGACGAAATGGTTATCCGAACGGGTTGAATTTATTAGACACGAAAAAAGGTTTACACATATTGAAATTTTAACACAATTTGTCAAAGGTCAACATAGGGGCTTTGATGCGGATATGATGTTTATCGACCCTTACAACGCTCTTTCAATAACTGGAGGGCATGAGGGACACTATGACGCAATTGAAGATTTAAGGATATTTACACAGCAAACAGGTAAAAGTATTTTCTTAAATTGCCACACGGTTACAGAAACCCAAAGGCAGAAGTTAGACAAGTCAGGGGCTACTGCGGTCCCGATGATGAGCGATGTTGAGGGGGGTGGTAAGTTCCCAAACAAAGCCGATGATGTTATCGTGGTCCACAGGAATCTTTATCACATGGACGAGGACGAAAGATATACGACACTTTTGTACGTTGGTAAGATCCGGAATAAAGAGGGTGGTGGTCAGCCCACAAGGTTTGACGAACCGATCAGGATGAAGTTTAAAAAAGATTGGACTGGATTTACAAACGATCAGGACGCTATAACTAAGTTGTATGATACGTCTGATTCGAAAGCAAAATTAATTGAAGATGACCCATTTTAACACCGGCCGGCCGTTACCGGATAAGCCTCAGACTTTTGAAAAATGGTTAGAAACACAAATATGAAACTCCGCACCTACCAACTAATAGAACATGGTATAATAGCCCGATTAAAGGCTGAATGGATACAGTCAGGTAGTGAACTATCTTTTAGTGAATGGCTTTGGATTGATAAAAAATAAACAATGGCAAATGACAACAAACTGTGGAAGGTATTTTCGGAATTTATCAGGCTCAGGGATGCCAACAGCGAAGGATATGTACAATGCTTTACATGCCCTGCAATTAAGCACTGGAAAAGCGGTGATTGCGGCCACGGCATTGGTAGACAACATAAAGCAACTAAGTATGATGAAAGGAATAACCAGTTCCAGTGTAAAAAGTGCAACGGATTTGAAGGAGGCCAACAAGCCATCTACAAAGAAGAAGTCGAAAAAAGGTACGGGAAAGGGACGTGGGACGAACTTGTCCTCAAAAGCCGTCAAGTCTGTAAAAGGGGTAAAGTGGAAATCGAATTCATGACGGAGTACTACCGGAACGAAGTAAAGAAACTTAAACAACAAAAGGGATTATGAAGCCAGAATTTATAGAAGAAATAAAAAAAGAGTTTTTTAAAGATGTGGCACATATTGATGGTGATTCGTACTTTTCATGGAATAGCATATCAAAAACGCCTGCCTATGTTTTTAATTGGTTTATTCAAAAGATGAAAGATCAATCAAGAGAAATAGAAAAGTTGAAAGCCGAAATAAATCAACTTAAAAAGATATGAAACGCCTCACCTGGATTCTTATATTTGTAATTATCCTTTTATTCTGGATACTTGTATTCAGTTGCAGCCCTAAGCCTTTAAGAAGATCGGTAGATGATCCCAAGCGAGGGTATAGGAATTTGTTGGAACCTGTTAAAGCACATAAACCGAGCATTAAACACTAAACGAAATATTTTATGAAAATAATTTCAGGCAAAACGATTTTACTAAACACCAAATCAAATTCTACATTTGTTGCAAATGATTTAGATGCATCAATTCCCAATCACTTAAACAGGGAAAATGATAAGCACATTGAATGGGCAGGAGAATTATCAATAGCTGTAACAGAAAAGGAATATCGACCAATTGCAGAAGAGTTATGGCAGATATTGGATGATATTGACACAGCTTCCGATATAGCAAAACCAACAGAAATTGAAGGTTACAAATCTTTCTACAATTACGCAATGAGAAGAGTCGGTGAAAGGTTTAAAATGCTTACAAATGACAAAAAAGACATGAATAAACTGGTGATTAATCATGAGTCATATCAAATAGCAAAACTTCAAGGCTAGTAAGAACCGATAAACAAAACAGACTATGATACCAAACCCTGACGAAGTAAGAGAATATTTTTTGCGTAATAGAACAGTAGAAGAGTTTACCGTAGAAAATTTAATGAAGGAATACGGCAGACGGCTGCTGGATATGCACATTACTGTAAAAGAATTTGTAAATTCAAAGGAAATGACTAATTTTGTTTTCATGGATTCGAATAGTACTCCCAAAAGACTCCCAGCCGAACAGGGTAAAAAATCGGTAGATGGAAGCTTTCAAAAGGAGGCGCAGGACGTGAGAAACGGTGCGCCTTCTTTAATTAGAAAATCAGGCTGGCAAATGGCGAGAATAGTTTAATATGGCAGGAAGACCACCCATATGGGATGATCCAGACGCTTTCGATAAGAAAGTCGATGAATACTTTGAAACAGAAAAGTCGCCAACATGGACAGGACTGGCTATTCATTTGGGCTTTGAAAGCCGTAAAAGCCTTGATGATTACGCAAAAAAGCCAGAATTTAGTTACTCGGTAAAAAAAGGACTCCAAAGAATTGAGAACGTTTACGAGAAAGCAATACTAAAGGGAAATCCGGCCGGTGCAATATTCGCTTTGAAGAACTTTGGATGGAAGGATAAACATGAAGTTGAACAGTCTGGAGGGTTAAATATTACAGCGGTTTGGGACAAGTCATTAATTCCTTCATCTACAGAACAGCCCCCACAAGAGTAGCTTTAGAAACTCAAAAGGCAATAGACGAAGGTTATAGGATCATCGTTCACCAGGGCGGCACTCGTTCCGGCAAGACCTATTCAATACAGGATTATCTCATTTCTTTAGCCTACACACAGAAACAGGCTATTTCAGTTTGCTCTATTTCGCTTCCTCACCTCAAGAAAGGCGCCATGAGGGATTGGCGGGAACTCATGGAATCAAAAGGCGATTACAGCCCGAATTACCACAATATGACGGATTTACTATACCAATACCCTTTGGGTGGGTATATTGAATTCTTTAGCGTGGATGATGCAAAGAGGGTGCGAGGTCCGGGTCGGGATATCCTTCACATCAACGAAGCCAACCTTTTGAATCTTGAAACGTGGCGCCAGCTATCGATCAGAACCCGTAAAATAATCATAATTGATTACAACCCTGCAGATGAATATCACTGGATCTATGACGAAGTAATACCCCGAAAAGACTGCAAATTTATCCAAACAACGTATTTGGATAATCCTTTCCTAACCCGGGAACAGCGCAAAGAGATCGAGCAATTAAAAGACGTTGACCCTAATTTTTGGAGGGTTTACGGTTTAGGGGAAAGGGGTATTGCCCAAGCTACCATCTATTCAAACTGGGAACTATACGACAAAGAACCGGAATTAGACTACTGTTTTGGGTTAGACTTTGGATTCAACCACCCTAACGCATTGGTGAAGGTTACCTACGATGATGGAAAACTATTCTTTAAACAGGACTTTTTTAAATCACATGTAACCACCCCTGAATTGGTACAAGCCATAAAACCAATCGTAAGGCAGAAATTTGTTTACTGTGACCATGCTCGACCGGAGATCATCGAAGAACTAAGGAGGGCAGGAATAAACGCCTACGAAGCGAATAAGAGTGTAAAGGAGGGCATAGACTGGATCAGGTCCAACCGTGTGTATCTCCACAAAGAATCATTAGATTTGCAGAAGGAATTCAGACAGTATAAATGGAAGACCAAACCAAACGGGGAGGTTTTAGACGAACCAGTTAAAATGTACGATGATTTAGCAGACGCGGCCCGATATGGCGCAATAAGTTTTAAAAACCAATCACAACCAATAATAAGTTTCTACCGATGAAAGTAACAATCAAACTAAACGGGGTAAAAGTAGAAAAGGAAATCCCCACCGGATGGGATCAGGTCACCTTCTCCCAGTTCCTGAAGCTGGCCAAATGTGAGAACGAAGCCCAAAAAATAAGCCTGTTCACCGGAATAGATGAAGAACTACTTCAAAAGGCTAAGATCAACAACCTGTCTTCAATCATTAGTTGCCTGTCTTTCCTGAACACACCCCTAACCCTCAACAACATTCCCAAAACTATCTTAGGGTATAAGATGCCCAAAAACATTGAAATTGAAGAAGTTGGAAAGTATGAAGACTTAAAATTGGAATCGGCAAAGATCAAACCGGACGACATCGAATCGGTGGAAGTTTACGCCATGTTTTGCGCTATTTACGCGTGTGACCCGTACGACTTTAAAAAGGCTGAAGGCTTAAAGGAATACTTTATGCAAGCGCCATGCGAGGAGGTCATGGCAATAGGAAATTTTACCTTAATGAAGTTGATCGGATTGAGCAGTCCTGGGCTGTCCGATTCCCTAAAGCCACCCTCTCCCCTGAAGAACTTGAAGCTGGTTATGAGCGTATGGCTAAATCGTTTGGCTTTTACCGTTCGCTATTATTCATGGAAACGAAAACTCCATTTAACCGGAAAGAACTTCTGAAATGGACGGTAGCGGAATTTAAATATAATCAGTTATATTTGTCGTGGGAGGGGCATACTGAGCGCAAGTATAACGAAATACTCAGGAAGAAATGACGAGGGCGGAGGTTAGGGCATTTATAGAATCAGGGATAGACAACCTGAACCAATCGGGCGAGGTGATTCAATTCAATTCCGGCCGGATTACGGAATTTAATTCTCCACGCTCAAACGTTTACCCTTTCTGTTGGCTCGAAAGTCTTTCAACTGATACCGACCTCATTAACTCATTGCCTTTCGATAACTGGCAGATAGTCATCCATGTAGCCGCCAAAGACTCCCAGGATTCTAAAGCAGAACAATACGAGGCCATTGTCGATTCATGCGATGTGATCGCTCAAAAACTTGTCAAGAAATACAACGATGTGGTTTCCGGTTATAAACTAGTAACCATTTCAGGGGTAAACAGAACGCCATTCATAAAGAAACACGCTGATAATACAAGCGGGGTTATTCTTTCCTTTACTTTAATATCACCAGATCAAACTAACCTCTGTTGAATGAGTTTAACAAGATATTGCAATACTATGCACCTATCGGGGTTAGGATCGTTCAGGGCGCATTAGAAGCCGTCAGGGCTACAGGTAAGACCATCCAGTCTGTTAAAGCCGTAGTAAGCCAGGATAAAGGTACAGACCGCCTTCAGATTGTGGCACGTCCATACACCAACCGAGTAGAGAAGGGCGTAGGTCCAACCACCAAAGGACCATCTTCCGAAATGATTAAGAGCCTAACGGAATACGCAAGGGCGCGGGGATTTGACAAACCAGAAAGCGCTGCATGGGGTTTGGCTAAGAAGATCCAGAAAGAAGGCGACAAGACCCACAAACAAGGTGGAAGGATTGTTTACTCAGATGACGTAGACAAGTTCGTTGATTCTTTGAAGAAATCCTGTAAAAGTGAAGCTAAGATAAAATTTACCAATACCATTAAAAACGCATTCAATGGCACTAACCCTTAGACAAAGACCGAGGGGGTCTGTATTAAATTCAACACCCCTTAGCGCCACGATTACAGACAGCAGCGGCAGCGCCCTGGTTAATTACAATTCACATGGATTAAGTAACGGGGATACGGTTTTTATAACTTCTGACTATTCACATTACAATGGATTCTGGCAGATCGTAACAAGTGGAGCGAATGCTTTTTTTATAACTAAGTTTGTTGGTAATACAGTAGTTGAATACGTTGTAAATGCAACCGTAAGTTTCTATAAATCAGATTCATATCATTACTTTAACTCATTACACCTTCCGATCGAATACAATTTTACCAACGATCTTTGGCCGGTTAATTTTGTTGACAACATAGTCACGGTAAACAGCTACTCAAACGATAATGGTTATGTTAGATTAACCCTTTCGGGCGATGTTAAAACCACAGGCAGCGCGCAGACTTTAGAGTTTTTAAAGATTACCGTTGACGGGGTTGAGTCTGTTTACCAAATCATTAATTGGTTTTCAGATACGTCCATGACTATTGATCTGGAATACAGCGGGTACACTTTCGGCAACGTTCAATATTACTATTCAAACTACAGCGTAAATTTTAGATTGGTTGCAGGGATAATTGACGGACAGTTTAACACCTTTATCGGAAGCGAAACAATAACAGAGTTTCAAGCCGTACCGGATGAAAACAACGTAATAAAAATCAATGTAAATGAGTATCTAAAGACTTGCGTCAACGTGCTATCAAACAGGCCTGACTTAGTTACGATGCCGATGGATACGGACGCCTTCTGTCAGTTCTATATCGAATACGCAGAAAGCTACGATCAGTCATTAGACGGTTACACGCTCGGAACTTATGAAAGTTCTTTTACTTCAGACACTTCAATTAACGCCATAGCGGTAAACTCAAACCTTCCATTCAAGAATAGGTATTCGGGGTTCATGAGCGAATACTTGGGAGTTAGGAAGTTCCTTACGTTAATGTCTAACCCTGTTTTATTCGTTGGGAATTACTTCGATATAGCCTTTTTAAACGAGGAACTAGGACTGCTTGAACTTAGACAGCAAAGGTATTTAAACGGTGCCCTACAGGCCACAGATTACACAACGGTGGCGGATTACGGGTCAGGCCTTTACCGGATGGAAATAGTACAAGACGCCACAGAAGACCGGATAGACGTTAGTTTAGTTTTCAGGAACTTCCCTGCCTTTTCAAGTTGGGTAAACTACGGCACAGGGGTAGATTGGTCCTCAGGGTCAAGTACCGTTACCGACTCAGCGCCATCTACTAAAGAGTTAGCCGTTCCTTTCTACTGGCAGTCGGGAGTGGTCTATACGTTCACATATCAGATAACTTTAACCGTTTCTGGCGGTGGATATAGTTCTACAGACTTTACAATCGGTGAGGATAACGCCACATCAGGAACAGCAAACCACACCGATTCAGACAACTACGCTACAAGCGGGGTGAAGAACGGAACTTTTACAATCACCCCTACAAGTACTTATTTAGGATATTTAAGACTCTCACAGACTGTTAATATTTTAGGAAGTCCGGCTTCCTCTCAGATGGTTATTAATAGTTTCAGTGTATCACCAAACAGCGATAACTTAGTTTCTGAAATTAAGACCATAACCGTAGATTCAGAATGCTCTAATCAGGATCTTTATTTAACCTGGAAGAACTACTTAGGCGGGCATGACTATTGGAAGTTTACAGCCGAGAAGGAATACGGGGTAGATATTTCAGACGTTCAGGAAACGACTAAGAACATAAACACAAACTGGCCTAACTCATTCGGGGAATTCGCTGATACCATTAAACAGGACATTAGCAGGACTTCAAACAATACTATTTTAGTCCGTTCGCAGAACCTGACCTTAGATCAGGTGAACGGGTTAAAGTATATTAAAACCAGTCCTTTGGTACAGATAATGACAAGCAAGACCGACCGTAGGACAGTACAAGTTGACTCCGGAAGTTTCGTTGTTTATAGTGAATCGGATAAACTTTACGGCATTCAGTTTACAGTAACTTACACGGATAATATACCTAGTCAAGGTTTATGACAAGCTTTGTAAACGATAACGGCCAAGAGATACAGATTAAGGACGATGTTCTAATCACTAAACAGGTAGCGTCTTTTAAAAACTTCAAGATAAAAGGCGATGTGTCTATAAGTTTCAGCATACCTAACAACTCCAACAACCGCGAAGCCTTAAACTACTACGGACTAAATCAGATAGATTCCCCGATATTTTCTACCAACTCTTTCAACCTTGTGAAGAATGGTAACACGTTAATGAGGGGGAATATCATTATCGAATCAGACAACGAAAAGGAACTAAGCATTTACTTTATCTCAGGGAATGCGAATTGGTTTAAGTCTTTCGACTTCTCAACTAAAGACATTCGGAACAGTCGCTACAACACGTTTTATAATTACACAAGCATTAACGCAAGTTCAGGTAATACTTCCGGTATTGTCTTCCCTCACATAGACTGGATGTACAAAAGGCAGAAGTTTGACAGGTATAGCTTTTGTTCACTTGTACTTGAACCTCAGATTGCCAACGCTGGAGGAGTAGCTCTTTACGCTCCGGTTAATATCTCGCCATGCATTTACATGAGTACGGTAGTGGAAGAAATAGCCAAGATCGCAGGGATAAAGATTGCCGGAAACCTGTTAGATGAATACCTATACAAGTACATGATTATTACACCTGAAGGGCCAGACCTATACAACGAATTTGGGCAGGTGTCTACCTATCAGGCTTACACAGCGGTAACACAATTTAACACAACACTAAGGATTCAGGACGTTGTACCTGACCTTAAAGCGATAGATATAATCCGGTTTCTTTGTTTCTCATTTGGCTGCGTTCCTGTGTTTGACGAGTTCTCTAAAACATTGACGCTTAATATCTTAGACAAGATCAACAAAGAAGACGCTGAAGATTGGAGCGATTACATTAAGGGCTATACAATCCGGTACGATCAATACCAAAACAACTATATCAGAAACAAACAGCCTGACGATGCTGAGATTGCAGAATACGACACGCAGAACGATTTGCCTTACGGTGATTTAAACATCGAATCGGAAAAGAATGATGGATCTACTATTGAACTTTATATCTCACCTTTCAACGCTGTAAAAGATGGGATAGGTGATACTGATCTTCAATGGGCTACCCCTTTCGTTCCTTTCTATGACCTGGAGGATGATGAAAGCTACACCTTTGCAACGGTAACAAATAACGGAGGCAAGGCGCAGTTTGACGCTACGATAGACTTCAGCGCTGTAGGGATAGGTTCTGCTTTTAATATAGTTATCAGGGTTAATGACGGGGTTTATAAAGGCTATCACAACATAATAAGCGCAAGCTCCACGCAGGTTACCTCAAACGCGGATTTCATCTCTACCGATTCGGGGGAGTTCTATGTTCAGACTGTTTCCAAAGTTCAGCGCGGTCCTTCCGTACTTGTGGCAGTTCCTAACTTTCCTGTTAGAAACTTTACCTCGGCAACTTCATTTAACGTGGAGGGGATAGGTGATATTTCGAATGTGATGTACGCCTACTGGGCTAAACCTTTCTTTAAAGAATACATAAACCTAAGAGGTAAAAAATTAGGACTGGCTTATGGTGAAATCGAAGGGGTGATTGATTTAACGATCGAAGAACACAGACTAAACAAGATCAAAGCGATACTTGGAAACCCTACCGTTGAGGCTACTATGTTGCTACCGGAGGCAGTTTTTAATAGTTATAATTTCGATAAATTTGTAAGGATCAATTATAAGAATTTAAGCGGTTACTTTTTTGTTGACAAGATACAGAACTACAAAGATGGGCAGACATTAGTGAGGGTGGATTTACTTTACGCGGATTGATATGGCAGAGAAGGAAACGATCATTTTAGATTTTCAGATAGAGCAGGGAGATGCCATTTCTGAATTGGAAAAGACCAAGAAGTCTATTATCCAACTTAAACAAGAGCAGCAGGAACTTAATAAAGCGTATAAGTCTGGTAATGTAACGCTTGATGAATACGCAGCCGAGCAAGTCAGGCTTGAAGGTATTTTAAAGAAGCAACAGAACGCATACAACAACGTACAGAAATCAGTAACAGGTGTAAAGACACAGTTCGATAAGTTAATCGAAACTAATAAAGGAATTCAGGGAAGTCTACAAAAAACATCAGGCAGTTTAGCGGCTTTAGTGCCCGGGTTTGGTCAGGCTGCTAGTGGAGTTCAAACAGTCACCACAGCAAGTAAAGCATTGATAGCTACTCCTTTGGGCGCTGTGTTAGCTGCTATTGCAGGGGCAATTGCTATCGTTGTGGCAGGATTAAAAAAGAGTGAGCCGGTGCTTGACTTCTTTGAAAACATAATCGTAAAATCCGGTGCGGCTTTAGACGTGTTTCTTTCAAACCTGGATAAGGTAGCTTCTATTTTAGGCAATGTTCTAACAGGTAACTTTAGAGGTGCAGTAGATGGTTTCAATGATTTAACAGATTCAATTTCATCAGCCGTTACGCAGGCCGAACTTTATTTAGAGGCATCGAGGGAATTAGAGGACGCTCAATTTAGATTCAGGCTAGCAACAGCGGACGCATCAAATCAAATTAAAGCGCTCGTAATTCAGGCAAAAAACAGAAACCTTACTTTCGAACAACAGGAAGAACTGTTAAACAAAGCGCTTACTTTAGAAAAGGATTTAGTAAAGCAAAGAGAGGATTTAGCCAGAAGGGAAGCGGTTATAGGAATAAAGCAAATAGCCCTAAAGAAAGATGTAAGGCAATCTGAAAATGAAACGTTTGACCAGTTTGTAAAAAATATAGTAAACTCCGGAAAGTTCAGCGAAGAAGAGAACGATAAAATAGTTTCTCTTTACGAAGGACAGAAACAGGCTGCGTCTGAATCTTTATCATTTCAGGAAAAGGTAGCTAACCAACTTGCCGCTATTGGAGAAAAAAGAGAAGCCCAACAGCAAAAACAAAATGAAGCGCTGGCCGAAGAGATAAGACTTAAAGCGAACCTTGAACAGGTAAACGCAAGACTGGAAGAACAATCGCTTACCGAAATTAATACTATCCTACCTTTAAAGATTAAAGGAACCATTGACGCTCAAAAAGCAATAGAGGCTAAAATTAAAGCTGGTGAAGCTGAAAGCAAGGAGAGGCAGAAAAATGCGCAAGTTGAGCAGCTTTTACAGGCTCAAAAGATTTCAGCAATTCAAAGCACCGTAAGACTAGGAACTCAATTAATTGACGAGGCTACGGTAGCCGGTAAGATCGCTTCTACAGCACAGGCAACGATTGACACATACGCAGCAGCTAACCTTGCACTAAAGTCACTACCGCCACCATTTGGCGCTATATCAGCCGCTTTAAATATTGCTTTAGGTTTGGCTAACGTGGCAAAAATTAGCGGTGTTAAGGTAGGTGGAGCCGCAGCCGGTGGAGGTAACTTCATGACCAAAGGCCCGACTCTTTTGATGGTAGGTGATAACCCGGGAGGCGTTGAGCGTGTAAGTGTTGAACCAATTTCAGGACGTGGGAAGACTACCGTAAACGGGAATTTAGTAAAGATGGCCGGTGGCGGGGTACTTGAAACACAATCTATGACAGGACCAATCAATCAGGCTTTTTCGTTTAAATCACAACAAACACAACCTATAGTTTATGCAAGTTGGTTGGAGGCAACAGAGTTAAACAATAGAATACAATTCAAAGAAGCACTTGTAACCGTATGATATACAACAGCATCGAAGAGTTTGTAAAACTTAATCAATCAAGACCATGCGCAATGGTTTCACGCAATTACGAGATCCACAAAGCCCGGGCAGGCGGGTCAACACTCGAGCAGATTGCCATTAAGTTTGGAATGTCAAAAAGAATGATTATACAAATACTTCAAAAAAAGTAGTGAAACGCAATTTCACTTTTTTAGGCTAGTCTAAAAAACCCCCTTATTTTCGTATCGGAAAAGAGCGAGAATGAAAGAGGGGCACATTTGGATAGACGGTATTATCACCGAGGATTACCATCTTCAGGTTAAAAAGCAGATCGAAGCTAACGCCGATGCTGATGTTATCGTCCTTCACATCCAATCCCCCGGTGGTTCTGTTTACGCAGGATACAACACCTTCCACGCTTTAAAGTCCTCAGGTAAGAGAATCAAATCAATAATTGAAGGCGAGGCCCAGTCAATGGCTACATTCATTTCTTTAGCCGGCAACGAAATTGAGATTCGCAACCCATCTGTTTACATGATTCATAACCCCTCTTCAGGAATTGAAGGTGACGCGGATATGATGATCAGTGGTGCAAGTGAACTCAGAAACATCGAGAACGATATGGCGGAAGCATACGCCACTCGTACAAAGTTGCCGATTGAAAAAATAAAAGAAATGATGAAAAATACTACTGTCTTAAATGCGAGGCAGGCTAAGGAATTAGGTTTCGCTGACAGAGTAATAGACCCACTCAGAGCGGTCGCAATCGGTAAACCAATAAACATGGAAAATAAATTAAACGATGTATTTGCCAGCTTCAAAGCAAAGATGGAAGCTGTTATAAATGATGTATTTCCGGAAGCGGTAGAAGCGCCCGTTGAACCAATGAAGGAAGAAGAAAAGCCCGTTGAACCTGCTAAGGCTATGGTAATGCCTGCCGGTGAGTATCAAATGGCTGACGGCTCTATCATAGTTGTTGACGAGATGGGAGTGATCGTTGAAGTTAAACCATCTGCACCCGTTGAGCCAATGGAAACCGCAGAGCAAAAGATGATTAAGGCTTTACAGGCAGAGATTGAAACAATCAAAGCCACAGCCGCAGCATCCGAGCAGAAAGCAACTTCCGCAGCTCAGGCGCTTGGTACTATTAAGTCAGAATTCGAAGCAATGAGAAAGATGACAGTAGGCGACAACAGCGCACCGAAAGCAGCCGCCACATTCACTAAAACACCTGCCACGCAGGTTGACGATAATGATTCAGCAATGAGAGATGAAATATTCGCTCATGCTGGTCTGAACTGGATAAAAGATTTAAAACAAAAAAATAACTAACCAATGGCATCCGCATTAGAAACCAATTTTAACTATAATTACCCTGGCATTTTAAGCACAGATGTAAGTTTCAAGCCCACCGAGGACACACCCGCTCTTAGCGATATTTTCACTATTGATCAGGGTATTAAGTTCAAGAAGCAGTACAACCTGCTTAACCAATTGTCTAAGATTTTGAAACCATACAGCGGCTGTACCCGCGTGTTTTCCGGATCACAGGACATCACAAACACAACCGTACAAACTGAAGAGTTTGGAATTAACCTGGAATGGTGTAAGGACGACTTTACTAACCAATTAGCTGAATCTTACAACTTCCTTGCTCAGGAGTGGTTTAAGAACGGCGTTCAGGAATTCGATCCATCCGGTACTCCGGTAGCTTCTATCATCACTCAGTTGATTCAGGACGCTGTAAGACGTGACGTTTTCCGTAGAGTATCTTTCGGTGATCAGGCTTCTGCTTCAAATGACTGGAACACTATTGACGGTCTGTGGACTCGTTTGATTGACACCGCAGGCGCTTCTAACTATTGCGTTAGACGTGCTTCAGGTACTTCTTTGGGAACTGCTGACCTTTCCGCTGGTGAGGCTTTGGCTGCGCTTGAGGCTGTGCATATTCAGTCTAACAACCTTTTGAAACAGATCCCTAACTCACAGAAGAAATTCTATGTGACTGGTTCAATCTATGACAACTACTACAATAGTTTAGCCGCTACTGGTGCTGTTACAGAGCAAGCCTTCACTAACCAACAGAAGGGATTAAATTCTTTGATGTTCAAAGGAATTGAGGTTATGCCTATCAGATACTGGGATACGCTTTTGGATGACAGCGCAAATCCTATCGCTGCTACTTCTAAGCACTTGGTACTTTATACTACCAAGCAGAACCACATCTTAGGCGTAGAGAATGGCGCTGACTTGAATAAAGTTGAAGGATGGTACGACAGAAAAGATCGTAAGTATTATTTCGAAGGAGAAATGAAGTTTGGTTATAACTACCTGCATTGCGACCTTCAAACCATAGCTTATTAATATGGCTTGTAACGTAGAAAACGGAATATCGAACACCTGCGCGGATCTGCTAAGAGTTGGCGGTTTGGATTTAACCTTTTGGGTTACTTACAAAACACAACTTGACACCCAGATCAGTCTGACACAGACCGCAGATATTAGTGCTTTGGATTTTGGAACCTACGGTGGATTAGTGCGCTTTGATGGAAATAAATTTGCTCACTCAGCCGGCTCGGAATTAACCGTAGCCGCTGGTGGCAATAAAAGCTACAAGCATACATTCACCGCTAAGTTGCTTTCAAATTCAACGGCAGACGATGTAAGTCTTCAACAATTAGCACTCGGAAACGATGTTATTATCATTGCCCAAACCAATAATAGAGAATTCTTTATTTACGGTGCAGGTAATGGGCTAACAGCTGAAGCAGGGGCGCAGAATAGCGGGCAGACCGCTGATTCTGATACGACTGATACCATTACTTTGAGTGGTCAGGAACTAACTAAACCTTTGAGATTCGCACAAGCAACGTACCAACAGACGTTGGATTACTTGGAGAGTTTTGAGATTTAATTAGGAAAATTAAAAAAGCCTTTTAACTTTGCAGGCACATTTGCAAAAGTTCATGGCTGTAATTTTGTTTAGGGGGAAAACCAGGGGGATGCTTGCAAATGGGCTGAACTCTGGTTTTTTTATTTTATGATACATAGCTTGCTTAAAAGACTTGGATTTGATTGGTCCGATTACGGGGTTGATAGGATTTATGATAAAGAAGATTGTAAGGTTATACTTTCTTTTAAGTCACAGATACCTAATTCAAATGAGATTCCTAATCATATTTCTGTAAGATGGATAAACAAGAAATCCTAAAGAGATTAAATGAAAGCGGTTTGATTAATCGCTTCAAAGGATCAGAGAAACTTTGGCAGTTAGCCTTCGATGCTTACAATAGTTCTAACGGCACAAGATTAAAAGCAAACTGCGGGGTTTGCTTTACAAAGGTTAAAGAATGGCTGAATCGTTAAACTTCATCCAGATACATTACAAAGATGACCAGAAGAAAGAAATCTACGACTTTGCGACTCCTTACCTTAACACGGTTCTTTCTCCGTACTTTGAAAACGCAGTCATTAGTGACCTTGTACCGAAGTGTGACGCTGATCTTATTTCCGTATGTTCATGGAGGCTAAAACAGAAAAGGGGCGATATGTTCCGGCTCGAAGACAAGACGCTAACCAAAGAGAAAATATTAAATAGTGATTTCGATGTTGCAATACTTACCCCCCGTAGTCCTTCGCATGATGCTTTGGGTATGGCTGCTCACTGGCATGGTAAGGCGTGGACTGATGCGATTAACGACCTACGCACCTTTATTAAAATCCCTGCAAAGCTAAACCATGTGATCTATGAAAATCATTTCATTGCTACTAAGGGGTTATATCAGTCTTACGTTTCTGATTGCCTCAATCCTGTGCTTGATTATATTAGTACCCGTGATGTTTATTTTGTGGATGCTGACTACGCTAAAAGAAAGAGCAAAGCGGAGGCTGAGTATTACCGGAAGTTAACAGGGAGAAATGATTACCCGATTGCACCTTTTGTTTTGGAAAGATTGTTTAGTATCTACATTAATGACATGAAACTTAAAGTAATAAATCTGTGAAGCCACTAATTAAACCTCGTTTCATTGGTCGTTTAGGAAATAATATGTTCCAGATAGCGGCCTGCATCGGTTACGCTAAGAAATACAACGTAGGTTGGGGAATTAAAAAAGGATATAAGGAAAGAGGGTTCAATGCTTTTCAGGTTGATAAGTACTTTCCAAATCTACCCGCGTGTGATTCATATTTCAAAGCCTACACAGAGTTTCAGGAAGAATGGGCAGGCATGGAATTTAATTACCATGAGATTCCTTTCCATCCAAACGGCTGCGAATTAGTAGGCTTTTGGCAAAGCGAAAAGTATTTCGAGAATGCTAAGGATGAAGTAAGGAAGCATTTACAACTTCCATTCATTGAAGGGTATCGGGATTATGTTTCTATTCACGTTAGGAGGGGTGACTATGTTCAGCACTCGGGGAGTTTTCCGCCTATCGGTATGGATTACATTTCAAAAGCCATTGATAAATTAAGAGGTTATTTTTTTGAGGGAGTTAAGTTTAAGGTATTAGTATTTTCAGATGATATTGGTTGGTGTAAAGAAAATATTAAAATATGGGCTGACGTTGAATTCTCAGAAGGAAGAAACGAATTCGAGGATATGTCTTTAATGGCTTCGTGCGGTCACAATATAATCGCAAACAGTTCATTTTCTTGGTGGGCAGCTTGGTTGAATACTAATCCTGATAAGATTGTAGTAAGCCCATCCCACAAACGCGGGAATTGGTTCGGCATGGAATCAGGGGTAAAACACGACTGTATAGATTTAATACCTAAAGAGTGGATACAAATAGAATTTAGAAATGGCAATAATTGACGATTTAAAAAAGATGGCCGCAGGGGCTGACGATGGATGGGGCAAGTCCTACTACCACGTATTACCGAGGCTTATAAACGAGTTTGGCTACAAGGTAGGCGCTGAGATCGGGGTAGCTTACGGAGGGCATAGCGAGGCTATATTAAACAATACAGGGGTAGAAACCTTGTACTCTATTGACCCTTACACGTGGGAGCATGACAATACTGATGGCTACACTACCCCACCACCGGCCAGAAGGAACTTTACACAGGCAGATTACGAAGAATTAAACGGCTTCGCACAGGCAAGATTAAAACGTGCCGGAGGGGACAGGTCGCAATTCTTAAGGCTTTCAAGCCATGCCGCTTTTGCTCACTTTAATAATAAGATTGAATTGGACTTCGTGTTTATTGATGCCCGTCACAGGTACGAGGATTTATACACAGATATTTACCTTTGGAAGGAGATCGTAAGACGTGGCGGAATGATTGCGGGGCATGATTACGACCATCCTAATTATCCAGGTATTAAGCGCGCGGTTGATGAATGGTTTCCTTCAACAATTAAAACAGTCCATAAAGAGGACGGGAATGTATGGTGGGTAAAACATTAAGCCTTTGTATCACTAACTACAACCGTGACCGGATGCTATTCGAGTCGTTTGAACAGGTTTTAAACGATGACAGGGTAAGTGAAATAATAGTAACGGATGACGGAAGTATCCAATCCATACTTAACAAAGTTGAAAGATATTGCAATCACCCGAAGGTTAAACTGTTTAAGAATCAAAAGAATTTAGGGTGCTACAAGAATAAAAGGTACGCTATTAGTTTGGCTTCCAATGAGTATGTGATTATCTTTGACAGCGATAATATAATGACGACCGGCTACATTGATAAGATATTTTCAAAGGAATGGACACCTGAAACAATCTTCGCGCCTGATTACGTTGTTAGCTTTGACTACAGACACTTTTCAAACCATACGATTACCAAACAGAACGTCCGTAAATTCGTGGGCTTACTTCGGTTTGATTGCTTGATTAATACCATGAACTACTTTGTACATCGGGATAATTATCTAAAGGTTTGGGATGGAGGCATTGAACCGTGGACCGCGGATACAATCTTTCAAAATTATAGATGGTTAGACGCTGGATTTAATATTCATGTGATGGAAGGTTTAGAATACCGGCATAGAATCAATCACGGATTCAGGGAGGAGAAAAGCCACTACCTTACACACGTAAGAAAGACAGGTGATTTATTCAATAGGATTATGAACAATTTAAGGAGAATGAAATGAGTAAAATTTTTGGAAAGAAAACCTATCTAGTTACTTTTGATAAATATCATATCAAAAGAAAGTCAACCGAAAGAGAGACCGTAACTGTATCAGACATTTTAAAATGGTGGGATTATTTACCACGGGATGAATATCAATACACCGTAATATTTGCAATAGCTATATGAAAACAGCGCTTGTTTTAGGTGCCGGAGGGTTCATAGGAAGCCACATGGTTAAAAGATTGAAGGCAGAAGGATACTGGGTAAGAGGCGTTGATTTGAAATACCCTGACTTCAGCAAATCAGAAGCGGATGAATTTTTGATTTATGATCTGAGGGATAATAGGAATGTTGAGACTGTGATGAGATTACAAAGCTATAAAGGACTGTTAAGATCATTCAGTTACTTGCCATTAGCCTATTCAGATAATATTGGATTTGATGAAGTCTACCAATTTGCCGCTGACATGGGCGGGGCTGGTTATATTTTCACAGGCGAACACGATGCTGACGTAATGCACAACAGCGCTTCTATTAATTTGAATGTTACTGAATGGGCTGTTAAGTACGGAGTAAAGAAACTATTCTATTCTTCAAGTGCCTGTATGTATCCGCAGGAATGGCAAGACCCTAATTCCAATTTCAATGAAGAATTAAGCTGGCATGGAGTTAAATATAATCCGGCTTTACCAGAATCATGCGCCTATCCCGCTAACCCCGATTCCGAATACGGTTGGGAGAAACTTTTTAGCGAGCGTTTATTTTTAGCGTACAAACGAAACTATGGTTTAAATGTGCGCATCGCTCGCTTTCATAATATCTTTGGACCCGAGGGAACATACGAAGGAGGTAAAGAGAAGGCTCCGGCTGCGTTGTGCCGGAAAGTGGCGTTATCGAATGGTGAAGTTGAGATTTGGGGCGATGGGGAGCAGACGCGGAGCTTTCTCTATATTGATGAATGTATTGAAGGTGTAAGGCGGTTGATGGAATCAGAATTTACCGGCCCTGTTAATATTGGTTCGGATGAAATGATAAGTATTAATGATCTTGCAAAGATGGTTGCAGAAATAGCAGGAAAGCAAATAACTTTGAAACACATCGAAGGGCCGCAGGGAGTAAGGGGAAGGAATTCAGACAATACATTAATCGAAAAGGAACTTGGCTGGCGACCTACTCAACCGCTACGGGAAGGGATGGAGAAAACTTATAAATGGATTGCAAGTAAATGCTTATAGATTTTAACACCATAGTCCGTAAATACGGAAAGCCTAACGGAATCCTTCACGTAGGCGCTAACCGAGGACAGGAGGCAGAGTTCTACAACAAACAAGGAATTAAGAACGTTGTTTGGGTGGAGGCATTAGGGCACGTTTACAGCGACTTAGTTTCCAACGTGGCAAAGTACGGGCACACTTGTATAAATGCCTGTGTGAGCGATACAGAAGGCCAGAAGGTAGTATTCCACGAATCGAACAACGAAAGCCAAAGCAGTTCAATTCTAAACCTTGGAACTCATAAACAAGCCCATCCGGAAGTGCATTACGTGAAGGATCACGAAATGATTACTACCACCATCGAAAGCCTTTATAAATCACACGGATTAAGCGGTTTGGATATGTTGGTTATGGACATTCAAGGGGCCGAGATGCTTGCTCTTAAAGGCATGGGTGACTTAATAAACGAATTTAAATTTGCTTACTTAGAAGTGAATACCGGATATGTTTACGAGGGCTGTCCGTTATTTCCTGAGATTGAAAAGTATTTAAGTAAGTACGGATTCAGGAAAGCAGAACAAAAAATATTTTCTCACTGGGGATGGGGCGATTGTTTGTTCATAAAATAAATACGCATGATACAAGTACCGGAACAATTCAGGCCGCACATCAAAGTAGATTATCCGCCTAATAACGATTTGATCTTTGAGGAATGGTTTTATAAAGATTGGGGTACTATTAAACATTACCTATCTTCATTTGAAGATCCAGATGATTTACAACGTCAATACCTGCCCATCTTCTGGACTTCATACTACGTCAATCACAACTACGGACAGGACAAGCGCAAGATTCAGGAACTTCAGGACTTCATTAATAATTTAGACAAGTCTAAAAAATACTTTACTATTGTCCAGTACGATGACGGTATTTTAAATGACGTTTCAGGATTAGATATTCAGATATTTGGGATGGGTGGCGGAAAGTACGACTATCCATTACCACTAACCGCTAAACCACATCCTTACTCCTTCACAACGACTAAGGACGTATTCTGTAACTTCATGGGCGCTTTAAACCACCCGATTAGGAAGGAACTTTTAAACGTGGCTAAGAAGGCCGGATATTTCACATCTACTTCACACATGCCTATTCAGGAGTTCTGTTTTTACCTTTCAAAGTCCGTGTTTACCCTTTGCCCTAGGGGTTACGGGGTTACTTCTTTCAGGCTTATGGAGGCTATACAATACGGCTCTATCCCTGTTTATATCTCAGATAAGCCAATGATACCCCATTATAAAGGATTTGACTACGGGGTTTTAATTGAGCCACACGATGTAAAGAACGTTGACAAGATACTCAGGGCGCTTTCACCCGATCAGATCAAATACAAACAGGCGCTTTTACCTTTAGTTTATGAGGAATATTTCACCTATGAAGCATGCAAAAACCTGATATTGAAACATATCTGATAGCCTGGAACGAGGCGGATACAATCGCTCTAACAATTAAACACTATCAGGCCTTTTCTAAGGTTATCTTATATGACAACTTTTCCGATGACCGGACGCGGGAAATAGCGGAAGAAATGGGGTGCGAGGTTAGGATGTTTGGCCGTGTGGGTGAATTGAATGATGCAGAATATCTGAAGGTAAAAAACAATGCTTGGAAAAGTTCAAAGGCTGACTTTGTGATCGTTGTAGACGCTGACGAAATCCTTCAGCAACCGACCGATTTTAACGGCACGATATTTAAAACAAAAGGGTTTAACATCTACTCGCATGATGTTCCACGTGAATCCTATTTTGAGATTAATACGGGTCACTGGGATGATAATTATTCTAAGAATGTTATCTTTTCACCTAAAAAGGTAACAGCTATAAACTACACCTACGGGGCGCACAAATGCGATCCTAAAGGGGAGGTAGTTTACTCACCGGAAACACTTACATTATTCCATTACCGTTGTATCGGTGGTCCGGAAAGGATAGTTAAACGTCACGCACAGTATAGAAAAAGGATGGGATATTTAAACAGGACTTTAGGTTTAGGAAGTCACTATCTTTACGATGATAACAGAAGAAGAAAAGAATGGAACGAATATTACGCAAAATCATTCGCATACTCACCGGCTGGTTCTTAGTAATCAGCTTTAACGATCCACCATTCGCAAAAGAAAGGCGTAAAATATGCCAGACTTGCGATGAAAGAGTTTTTTTTGTTTGTGGCAATTGTTATTGTCCATTGATTGCAAAGTCAAGACTTAAAGACGAGGAATGTCCTCTAAAAAAGTGGTGAAGTAACATTTCACCTTTCAAAAGTAACCGATCGATTATAGGTACTTTTGAATGTGAGAAAACCAAAGAAGCCACATAGTTCACCATCGCCCACTATGTTCCGAATTGGAAAGGGGCGGATAGAACCAAATGCATTACAAAGATCAGCATCTACAACGTCCTCAAAGCGATTTGACGAGGGCACTATCATCTGGGGCGAGAATGATTCCTTCCCTTTAGAGGTTCTTAAAGCAGTAGACGAAAGCCCTACCGCTACGGCCTGTCTTGATCTTCACGCGGATTTTATAAAGGGTGGCGGCTTTTCTGATCCTAATCTCGAAAAGATAGTCGTAAACAAAAACGGTCAAACGCTTTGGGAATTACATTGCGAACTATCAGATATATTTTCAAAGCTTGAAGGGTTCTCAGTTCTTCACAAGTACAACGCTGAAGGCGGAATAACTAACGCCTATTATATTGAATTTGACTCTTTACGGTTTGTTAAACCAATCGAGGACACAGATTCGGAAATGGTTTATGTAAAACATAATCCTTTCTGGGGGACGGTAGAATTCAACCAACAGTTCACAACCACTTACGGTCTTTACAACCCTTCCTTACTGAAGGAGCAAATGACCAAATTCAAAAAGGATTTTCATGGTCAGGTATATTACTACGGCACGAAGTCACCGCTTTACCGATTCTATCCACGCCCGAAATACTGGAGCGCTGAAAGATGGATAAAGGCAGACGGTAAACTTCAATTATTCCATGATGAGAATTTAGAGAATGGATTCTTCCAGTCTACGCTTATTAACGTAATCGGTAATCCTTCAAGCCCTTCAACTAATCCAAAGTACACTAAAACAGAACAAGGAACGGACGGAGTAAAACGGACAATACACACTAAAACAATTGGTGAAGAGTTCAATGAGATGATGTCTGAAAGCTTCTCGGGCGCTAAGAAAGCTGGTACGGCTATGGTCCTATGGTCACAGAATCAGGACAGCGCTGCAAAGATTCAGAACTTCCCGACTAACACTAATTCAGACCTGCTCCAGGGAACTTATTCTTCTATCATTCGAGGTATAACCATAGGAACTAAAACCCCTGCGATACTTGCCAACCTTCCGCAGAGTGAAAACTCTTTAGGATCAGACGGTGCAAGTTTCCAGAAGGCCGTAGAAATGATGCAGAGCCGTACCGAGTGGAAGCGCAAGCAGTTGGAAAACTATTACAACAATGTTTTGCTTCCTAACTTCTCAACGGCAGACGGCAAGAAAATAAAAGGGGTAGTAGAAATAAAACAATACAAACCGGCTTCGTCAGAGGTTTTAATTAATGACTTAGTGTGGGGTTTCATGAACGATAAAGAAAAGCAGGAATTCATAACTAAAAATTATGACATAGAGCTTTTCAGAGAAACGCCAATGATCGACCCCGTTACAAACGAACCTTTACCTGATCAAACTTCGATAAACGAAACTTTAAAGAACCTTACCGGAAGACAATTAGAAGGGATTCAAAGGATAGTAAGGAAGTTTAACAAAGACGAATTAACCTACGAGCAGGCTAAACAACTTCTAAAGAACGGATTTACTTTTAGTGATGAAGACGTAAACGCATGGCTTATAACACCGGAAGAAGATGATAGCATTGCTTGAAATATCGTATCTCAATGAAGAATGTTTTTTATCTCTGAACACAGACGATAAAAAATATTCCATGTGTTTGAAGTTGGCTCAACAGGATTTAAAAGATATTCTCGGCCCTGAATTTTATTCAGAGATTGAAACACAAGTAGATGAAGACACGCTCTCACCTGATAATGATAGTTTATACACAAATTACATAAAAGATTATCTTGCGTGGCAGACGTGTTTTCATTACTTAAAATTCTCACAGGCAGACGCAACACCTACTGGCTTCCGTCAGTTCATTGATGAAAATTCAACCATCTTAGAAGACGTTAAACTATACTCTTTTGAGAAGAATGTTTTAAACGTACTTACAAGATACAAAGACGCACTAATCAACTACTTAAAGTTAGAACAGGCGAAAGATTCTGCCAAGTTTCCGAAGTGGTCTAATGACTGCAAGACGGTTTATAGTTTTGCGATTAGCGCGGTAGATAAGAAGTCGGACAGTTTATTAAAAGTAAATAAGGCAATTATAACAAACGAATAACATGGCAACACCAACGGCATATCCTTGTGGGGCTTTAATCACAAGCACAACAACGGAAACAGGATTCACAATAAAAGGAAGTTTTGATTCAACTAAACCGATAACTTTAGCCCTTACATTAAGGAGCGGATCGCTTCAAGTTGGAGTAGCTGATCAAGATCCAATAATGACGCCAATTATAGATCAGGGCGGTGTTACTCACACAACTTGGAATAACTCAACCGCTGGACAACAGGATAAAATACTAATAACTTTTAGTCCGGTAATTGAGGAAATAAGAATGAAAGGTACTGCTACTTTTGCGCTTAACTGGTAATGGAGAATCTTAGTTTCGATCCTGCTTACACCGGAAAAATAACACTTCCTTTTAGAATTGCGAGGGCTGGTAGTGCTACGTTTACTTTTTTTGATTCCTCAGGAGCTGCCTATACTGTAAACGATAAGGATTACGAATTATTCGTAAAGAAAAACCCAGGGAATAAGAAAGATGTGTTTTCTCTTTTGACTTCTTACGCTGGTTTTGGTTTAACATTTCCTGCGGCAAATAAGATCACAGCAACCGTAACACCTGATCAGACAGATATTAAAGAGGGTGAATACTACTGGGAATTACTCTGTTTAGACACTAATAAAACTTTATTAAGCGGTCCTGCTATTTTTTATTACGAGAATGAGTAATGTAATTATATACGATACCTATAATGTAAACGTAACCATCGAAGAGGATGCCGTTATAGGCGTTCAGGTTGTTGAAGGTTTTATTCATGATGTTATTGCCGGAACAGGAATAAACATCGACAAAACAGATCCTTTAAATCCGGTTATCGCTGCGACAGCTACAGGATCTGAAACATACACCCCTCAAGGAATAACCACCGCCACAGTCGGAGGGATTTTAGCAGGCACAGATTTAACGAGTACGCCTATTTTAATTCAGGATTTATTCGATGATATATTTTACCCTTACGTTGACCCATCGTTTAGTTCTTTCTCAGTTTCAGGACAGAGTACTACCGTAGAGGTCGGAACTACTTTAAGCGGCTCTAAGACGTTTACCTGGGCGATCAGCGAGGGTTCAGGAACGGTTTCGACTATTGATATTTACGACTCAACCGATGCGAGTACGTTACTAGCCGGAACGGCTAACGATGGAAGTCAGGCTGTTACGATTAACACGATTCAATTAAACTCAAACGGTGCTACACAGATATGGAAAGGGATAGGAAATAATTCTGATCCGGTAGACACGTTCGATAGTTCTAATTTTACCGTTACAGGAAGGTATTATAGATTCTATGGTCCTGCGGCTGCGGAGCCCACCGATAGCGCGGAAGTACGGGCTTTACCTTCGAGTGCTTTCCAGACAGGATCGACTTCGTTTAATCTAAGCACTGGTACGACTGAAGTTAATTTCTATGTGGCATTGCCGCCTTCGGTTACTATTACAAGCGTGATAGACTTAGACGCGTTAAACGCTATTTTAACTTCTGAGTATGTTTTAATAGGGACAATAAATGTACTTGATGCAGGCTCAACTAACAGGAGTTATAACCTTTACGGCATGACTCAGGCTATACCTTATTCAAGTTCTCACCGTCATCAAATTACCACATCATGAGCGATAATCCTTTAGAATTACCCTTTGGTGGAAAGAGAACAACGGCGGGTCCGTGGGATGAATACTATGGATCTTACGCAAACGTGGCGGCTGCAAAGACTGCCATACCGGAAGCTGTAAGGTATCAAGGTCAGATTGTAAACGTATCAGGCGTTCTATATTGGTGGGATACAGATTTAACAGATGATGGACTTCAGATTCTTGGCTTTCCATTAAAGTCAGGAACACACTTACTTCCTTTTGAAAGTGGTGTTGTTAGATGGAAGGGAAATGGTGTTACCTATGGACTTTTGCAATTTGGTGATGAGGCAGGAATCAATACAATTGCTGGATTTAAAGTTTATACCAACAATCAAACTTTAGGATTCTCAGGTGAATTAGATGTTTCTTCTGGTAAAATATTAACTTCTCAAGAAGTACAATACGAACAAGTATCAGAAAGAGACGGGGCTGGAAACGGTTGGAGAAGGGAAGAGATTACCGACTCAACAAATTTATATGGTTTCCAAATATGGAAAGGGTACGATAACAACGGATTAACTAACGGGGTTATTTCTATCTATACAAACACAGATGGAAGCACTACATTTTCAAATCTTCTTTTGCAATTAACAGCATCAGGACAAATAAAAATAAACTTAGGCTCAGACGCTACCGGAGATGTTTACCACAGAAACGCTTCAGGATATTTAACCAGACGCGGAACTGTAAGCGCAGCTAGTACCGCAAGTTTAACAATTGATTCAGATACTACTTATCAATACAGCTTAACAGCTTTGGCGGCAGCGTTGACAATCGAAGCCCCTACGGGTACACCTTTTAACGGGCAGGATTTACTAATCAGAATCAAAGACAATGGAACGGCAAGGGCTTTAACATGGAACGGAATATTTCAGGTTATAGGTGTAACGCTTCCGACAACAACGGTAATAAACAAGACTATGTATATAGCTTGTGTTTATAATTCAACAGCAACTAAATGGGACGTTATAGGCGTCCGCGAACAAGTATGAGAAGGTTTATTTGGTGGTTTGCGGGCGGAACGGCATCTGAAATACTTTGGGGTGACGTGGTAATTTTAATGGGAAGCACATCAGTAACATTTAATGATTAAAAAATGGCAAAGCAAACGGTAGACGCAACGGATACACTTAACGCAGGCAGAGGCAAGATAAATGACAACTTTACAGAGGTTTATAAAAACGATTTTCCTGATTGTATAATAGACGCTAACGCAGCCCCGTATTCTTGTGTTCCTGATGACGCTGGTTATGATAACGCGTTAAGAATTGAGCAGGCTATACAAGATGCTTACGAGTATGCAGACGCTAACAATGCACACGCTTTTGTAGTTTTTGATCCCGGTGAATATTATATTACAAGAGCATTACAGACAACAAGCGATGCAGGAAACTCAGGATACTATTGCCAGATACCATTACCTTACGCTCCTTACATTTACACGAATGGTTATAACAATATTGTTATTAAACCAAAGGGGGCTATGAGTGACTCTAATGTTGCTCCCGGTGTTTATTGGGGAAATGATAATCAAAGCGTAACATTCAGAAGTACATTAACAGCGCAAACTTATTCAGCTACTTATGGTTGGCCTTCGATGTTTGGAGGACGCGATCCAAAGCAGGGAAATACTTTCCCTACTCATTACTCAAAAATAGGAATTGAATTTCAGGGAATTACTTTTAAAGTTCCAGAAGCGCCCACTTTGTCTTGCATTCAGGATAGGTTGATAACCAGAATGAAGTTTAAACAATGTCAGGGAATAATTCATAAGTCTGTACCATCTGATCCTACACCAGAACCAACTTCACCTTTGGGAGTTTTTAATCATGGCCCTGCCTATAATAATAATCAGTTGATTTATGAGGGCATGAATATTTTTATAGGATTGTATGCTGGGCCTGCAATGACTGAACACGTTATACAGTATGGAAAACTAGGCGTTGCGGATTGTTATGTTGGGTTTAAATTAGCTTTTGAATTAGGAATGAAATCACCATTTCATGGAATACAGTTATCAAACATTTCATCGGAAGGTAACTTATATGGATTTGCACCAACTGATCAAAACGGCATAGCAATTTCAAGCGCTGCAAATAGCGACTTCCCTAGTTCATCTGGTCAAGTAACATTCAATATTGACTTTTGGGATATTGAAACATTTACAGCCGCAGCCGTTTGGAACTCCACAAATAATATTTTTTATATCTATGATGCGGGTGATATTTTAACCGGACAAGTTAAATATTTAAGAGCCAGGGCTAATGTTGGTGCTATTGATTATAAAAGTACCGATTCCCGTTTTCAGGTACTAGGATGCAGGAGGGTTAACTTCATTGATTTATCACTTCCTGCGCCAAAAGCAGAACCGCTGGCTTTATTTTCAGATTTCTTTTATAGACAAGCGAATAGTTCCGTTGTAGGTAATTTACAAAGCCCGGCAAATGTTATCTGGAGTCAGGATGCCGGAACATGGGGTATTATTAACAATAGACTTTATTGCAGTAGTGCCGTTGCTTCAGGTGCAATTACAGCAAATAAAATAACATTTGAAACTTCACTTACTGAATACACATACAAAGGTACAATGAGCAGAGGGAACTCTACAGCTCAGATAGGATTAATGTATAGGGTAATTGATGCAAATAACTGGAATCTTATACAAATTGAAAATGTCGCTTTAAGACTTTATAAAATTGTTGCTGGTGTTGTAACTCAAATAGGAGTTTATCTAACAACTATTAGCGCCTCAACTCTTTATGAATTAAAGATCGTTTTAGTTGGCAATTTACATAAAATTTATCTAAATGGAATTGAAAGGATTTCAGTTACAGATTCAGCAAATGCAGCAGGAACAAAAGTAGGATGTTACGTTACATCAGGCGCTTTAGCTTCAGACAATACGCATAGATTTCCTTCTGTTGAATTATCAAGCGGAACTGACCCTTATGCATGGAATATATTGGATAAGGAGTTTGTAAACGCTAAACTATTAAAATCAACTAATCAATTACTTGCAGCCGGAGCATACATAAACTTCGGAACCGTTCAAGGTAGTTCAGGTTATGGATTTAGAGACAACGGAGGAACATTAGAGTTTAAAAATAGCGGAGGCGCTTGGACTGCTTTATGATATTTATACTTTGGATATTGTTTATAATCGTTGAATCACTAGCTCATTGGTTTGTGATCGAGATGGTTCAATTTGACCTGACACCGGATCACAGAAAATCATTTAGTCATGTTGTAGTGATTGGTTCACGGCTTATGGCTTATCTGGTTCTTTGGTGGACATTAGGTATTAAAAACAATGCCGAATTCTGGATGTTTACTTTAGGGTGTTTGTTCACTCACCTTTTAATATTCCCGATTTTATTAAACCTTATGCGAGGGATAAGACCGCACTATCTTGGTAAAGGATTTACAGATAACATACTTTCTTACTTACCTTTTCAGGCTAGGGTCTGGTTTCTTTTTGTCCTATCCGCAGGAATGATTTATGGATATTTTAATACTGATTTACTATGAGTTCTGAACAGTGGATATACGGTGGTTTCATTTTAGCATTTACTTCTATCGGTTATCTTTTTATCCGTGTGAATAAACTAGCAAAAACAGAGGACGCACTACCGCTTATTAATACTAAACTTGACAATCTTAAACTAACCTTAGACCAATTTCTAAAGAATGAAATTGAAACATTGAAGGATATTGCCAAAAGCAATAAGGAAAGAAACGAAAGGGAAATAGATAACGATTAACTTATGCCATACACACTCGAAGGAATAACCATTAACGATTCAGTCTCTAACGGGGTTAAATATCTCTTTTGGGGAAATGAATCAGATCCGTGTATAGTTTACCTTCACGGCATCGGGGAGCGTGGAACGGACCCTTATAAGATTCTAAACCAATCACCAATAAGAAGGAAATACGTTTCGGGTGCTTATACGTGGGGTTATCCTTTATTTTTCAATCAGGGCTTTAGAATCGTTTGCCCTTTGCTGCCTACAAGTCAATCTGAATGGTCTACCGCTTACGTGGATAACTTCATGAACGGACTAGGGATAACGCAATCAAAGGGTTTAATGGGTTGGAGTTTGGGAGGTGGAGGCGTGGCAAGGTACATGAATCAGGCCTCAAAGAACCATGTTTTTAAGTTTGGTGTAGCTTGTTCGATGGGTGGATATTCTACCGCAGGCACGAACGTAACCGCGCCTATGAAGTTGATTCATGCTACTAATGACGCAACCGCAGGGGCAGGGGTAAGTAATTCTGATTCATTTTGGGCCGGAGTTCCGGCACAATACAAATCAGAATATCAAAGGCCTACAGGTGGCGGGCATTTCGTTTGGGAGAACTTTGTTAAAGTAGAAACAGGAATTTATGAGTGGATGAGAAGCCTTTGTACTACCGAAGTAGTTGAGGAGGTCGGATCAGTTGTTTACGATGGAACAGACTTTTACGCTGTGGCTGGAACTGTTAGACGCAGGATAGGATGAAAAGACAAGTAAATCAAATAGTAATCCACTGCACAGCAACACCGATTGATAAGGATTATTCTTTCGATCAGTTAACCAAAGATCACAAGGCGCGCGGATTCGCTACGTGTGGTTATCACAGATACATAAAAAGAGATGGCATAATTTACAAAGGCAGACACTTCGATAAAGTAGGCGCACACGCTGGAAAAGGATTTAACGCTAATTCCATTGGTATTTCTTATGAGGGTGGAATTATAGCCGGTGGAAGTGCTTTTAAAGCCAGTCACGCAAAGGACACAAGGACGGAAGCACAAAAGGCCAGTATCTTACTTTGTATTAAAGAGGCTATGCAATACGGAAATATTACTTCCATAGTAGGGCACAGAGATTTAAGCCCTGACCTGGATGGTGATGGGATTGTCGAGCCACACGAATGGATTAAACAATGCCCATGTTTTAACGCGATTGATGAATATAAAACCCTATTAACATGAAACCAAAATTTTGGATTAGAATGTCTTTCTGGAATAAGATTAAGACAATCTGTGCGGCTTTCGGTATTAGTTCAGAGTTTACTTTATTCCTTGTTGACAGTTCTCCCATGTGGAAGATATACGCGGCCGCCATTAGTGCTACGGGTATCCTGATAGGTTTTATCATGGAGGACAACGACAACAACGGGAAAGTAGATATGTTGGAGAATAAACCGCAGATATGAAATCCAGATGGATTGAAGTTTTTAATTCAAGTCCACAGAAAGAAGGAGAGCAGTTAAACAAGTATTTGGAAAGAATAGCATTAGAACAAAATACAACAAGTTCTTATGTTAATAAAAAATACTATGAGCAACACAAGGCACTCGCCAAAGAGGCTGAAAAAGTTGGTATTCCTTTAGACTCGATCTCACACTACTGGCACAAGGGTAAGCAATTTTCTATATTCTCTAAGACTAACCAAAAGTCTTATTTCGATGTAAGGGATGAGATAGTAGAAAGCATTAAAATCCATGCTCCTGACTACAATTCAAACTTTAACTATGAGGTATTAAAAGACCCTCATTTATTAGTTTTAGACCCTGCCGATTTGCATATCGGTAAATTATGCAAGGCCATTGAAACAGGCGAAGAATACAACGTGGATATAGCCTGCCAAAGAATAACCGAAGGGGTTACTGGATTGCTTAGTAAGGTATCCGGATTCAATATTGAAAAGATTCTTTTAATAATAGGCAACGATATACTACACACGGACAACGCAAAGAGAACAACAACGGCAGGAACGCCACAAGATACCGATGGTATGTGGTATTCAAACTTTCTAATAGCTAAGGATATTTATATAAAAGTAATCGAAAAGCTAATCCCGATAGCTAAATTAACAGTTCAATATGACCCTTCGAACCATGATTATACGCATGGTTTTTTTCTTGCTGATACTATTAGTTCATGGTTTTCAAAATCAAATGTAGAGTTTAATATTTCACCATCGCACCGCAAGTATTTTATTTATGAGAATAACCTTATAGGCACTACACACGGGGACGGGGCGAAAGAAACAGATTTGCCTATTCTAATGGCTCAGGAAGCTTCAGAGAATTGGCATCAATGTAAACATCGGTATTGGTACACCCATCACATACACCACAAGAAGTCAAAAGAATACGGTAGCGTGACGGTAGAAAGTTTAAGGAGTGCAAGCGGAACGGACTCGTGGCATCATCGAAACGGATACCAACATAGCGCAAAGGCAATAGAGGCTTTTATTCACCATCCAAAAAACGGACAAATTGCAAGATTTACACATATATTTTAAGTAAATTTCACCTAAAGTAAACGGAATTCACCAAATGACATACAAACCTGTTTTAGTAAAGTGGCGAGATATTACCTGCAAATCAGGCTGGCATGAACAGGAGGAAATAGACCAATTTGTTATGAATGACGATGAGGCTATTGTCTATCAGGTGGGATTTCTTTACGAGGAAGACGAAACGCAAATATGCCTTTTAAATTCGTACTTTACCGGAAAGGACTTATTGGGCGATATAACCAAGATCCCGAAAGGCTGTATAATTGAGATCACAAACTGTGATACCAAGTAACAAAATGTGAGTAACAAAATGCGATATTTAATAATCTTAATCCTTCTTTCAGGATGCTCTATACTCAAAGAAAATAAAGCAAACAGAAAAGCTAAACGTATTAATAGGCTAGTCGGTGAACTTGAACAAATGGGAGTAAATTGGCAAGCAGACACGGTATATAAAAATATACCCGTATTTATCCCACAGGTACGGGTAGATTCAATCTTTACAACTAAGCAGGGTGATACGGTTTTAATTGAAAATGAACGCTTAAAAATCACTTATGTGCGTTTGCCAGGTGATTCTGTTTACATCGAAGGCAAGTGCGATTCTTTGACCGTCATAAAAGAAGTGCCGGTGACGGTAACCAAAGAGATCAAAACAGGATTAAGCGTTCTGGCAGTGGTTCAATGGTCACTTTTAGCCCTAATTATAGGCGGTGTTTTAGCTAGGATTTTTTGGAAATAGCCGTTTTAATCGGATAAAGTACCGATAGTTACTCATTATAAGCAATGTTGCTCCTCAATAAAGCAAGGGGCCGGAGGCCTTATCCTTGCTTTGCCCTGCGCGCCCGCAACACAGCTTATAACACCAGCTACTGGCAATGCAGCCCGAAAGGCGCAGCACTTGCCAATGCCACACAATCCCACGCAAAATCCAAAGCATTGCCAAGAGCTGACGAGTATTTACCATTTATCTGTACCAAATGTGTAGCATCTTAAATTCGTTGGGTCCTTCGAAATTACATAATCACAGAAGTCTTTTGGATTAATATTTTCGGGTTGAACTCTTGCGGACCAATTGATAAAAGCAGACTGAATATCCAATCCAAAAACGTAAAGATTATTCATAATAATCCAAGTATTCAGATTGTTTGCGGTCCTAAATTTAATGGTTGTAGGCTCACATTGGTGTTTAGTGTAGCCTTTAGTTTTCTTAGTTGTTGCCATCATTAAATATTTTTGTTTTTAGTTAGTGTGAGTACCTATAATAGGTATGATATAAAGTTATTAATACGTTCGTAATCGACTGTCTCAAATAAATCAACAGGATTATCAAGTCTTGAACACATATAATCACCAATTGAAACCCTTACTGTTTTATTATCTGCTAACAAGTAAAGGAATATACGACACTCACAATTACTACTATTTCGTATATCAAATGACCACAGGTTATTATTATAATCTAAGAACCCAAAATATTCAATGATTTGAAGTAGTTCGTTTGGCGTATTCTCTCCAAAATTCTTAGTCGTTTCAATGATTTGCTTTGTGAGTGATTTTCTTAATTCTGTATTATCCATAGTTATAAATTTTAAGTTTCACCGCTAAGGCAGTTAAGCTATCGCAAAACAGCCTTGCTCATTACTATTGTCCAGGGCTGCACTGCCAGTAGCCTTGATACATTGTACGCAACCTTAAAAAAGCTGCGTTGGTACATTTTTGAGCCTTAAAACAGATTTATCGAAATACTCTTTATTCAATTCCGAACCGATAAATTTACGGCCTTCAATCATACAGGCTTCGGCTGTTGTTCCTGAACCTGAATAACCATCGAAAACCGTTTCACCTTTATTCGAGTAAGTCAATATTAAGTACCTCATTAAATAAACTGGCTTTTGTGTCGGATGAAATCTATTTAAAGAATTGCATTCGGCTTCATTTTTGCCAATTGTAATTATGTTTTTCGGAAACGCTTTACTTGTATCTTTTTCACGGCTCAAACTTTTAAATTTATTGTAAGTAGCTGAGTATTCTTTGCCGTCTGTTTTTGGTGGTCTTACTAAATTTTTAGCCTTGTCAGTTATTTGTGGGTTGTATGTATGGTTTCCCATTTTTGCACGGCTAAATATTACTATTTCTTCGTAACCAGTCAAAGGCATTTTGTAAGCATTTAAAAAACCTGCGGCACTATCTTTGTCCCAAATCCATTTGTATTTAAAAAAGCCCCTGCGGCTCATAATTAAATCGCTTGTAAATGGTTCATTACAAAATATTGCCCAGATGCCATTAGGTTTTAAAATCCGTTCCCACTCAACCCATAATTGCTGCAGGTTTATTTCATATTCCCAATCGCAATTTGTTGTATTATATGGCGGGTCTGTAAGCATTAAATCAATACTGCCATCTGGTATTCGTTTCATTGTTTCGATGCAATCTTCATTATAAAGAGAAACAAAAGGCAGCGTACAACACTCGCTATATGCAATTTGGGGTTTATCTGTTATCGAAGTCTCGTTCATTTAATTTACTTTTTTATAGTTTGATAGTGCAGTGCTTTTAATTCCCAAACTGCACATAGCGGGAGCGTTATAAGCAATGTTGTTCCTTGAGTTTGGCAGGGGCCGGAGGCCTTATCCCTGCTTTGCCATGCGCTCCCGCAACACTGCTTATAACACCAGCTACTGGCAATGCAGCCCGAAGGCGCAGCACTTGCCAATGCCACACATACCGCGCTAAAGCCAAAGCATTGCCAAGAGCTGACGAGTATTTAGGATTTATCATTCTTAATCAGTTTCAACACGGCTGACAACTTGGACAATGGAACCCGTACAACTTTAGTAGGTTCTTTTTTTTGTGATTTCTTTAGTTTTGGTCGGCCTGAGCCAGGTCTTTTACCTCCGTGAGTAACTTTAGGCATAAAGTATCATTTTTCGGTACTTATTGCTTAGAATTACTTGTCTTGATTGTTACGCTTATATTCCCATCTCTAAGAAGGTCAGAAGCGGTTTTTAATGCTTTTGATTTAGTAAGGTTTTTAATAACCATATCATCAGCAAAGTGTACGTGATAAAATAACTTGTTCATAAATTTTATTTTTGTTTGTTAATTATTTTCATCCAATATTCTTTTGCGGCCTTTGATTTTACGCCAGCCATAAAATCTTTTTCACAAGCTGCTTCATTAAATCTTTTTTGATTATCAGAGTTTTTGTGTCTTTTCAAGACGTATTTTATTGTGGCATTTTTTAACGTAGACATAATGAGGTTTTAAAATGGAGGATTAACAAAAGCCCAAAATTTAACATTTTCAATTACTTTTTTATCAGAATCATGCCACGCAACACCATTGTAATAACCTGAGCAAAACGGGTATTTACAGTAAGGTGTAGAAATCAATACAAATTTGTTTTTGGGGGGCATTTTTTGTGATGCAATTTCCCATTTTAAATCCTCCATTATTTTAGGAGGGTTTTGTAGTATTCTATTTGATTTTTGCAGTTTGCTACATATCCTTTGTTCCAAATATTCTTTGCAATTGTTTTTTCTAATCTTTCAATGTTGGTTTTGATTTCTTGAGTTGTCATGGTGTTTCGTTTAATTGATGAATCAAAGGTATGTACTTTGAATATCAGTTACAAATATTCAAGCAAGTATTTTTAATTTATTTTAGGACAATGGGTTTAGGGCTTGATTATTGGGTTTTAGACCCTTACGCTAAGGCAGTTAAGCTATCGCAAAACAGCCTTGCTCATTACTATTGTCCAGGGCTGCACTGCCAGTAGCCTTGAATCATTATCGGTCAGTTTGCTTCCTACGATCAGCCAAAGCGCACGGAGGCTTTTTCTTTGGCTGCCAGCCGCACACGCAAACCGAACCGATAACAACATATTAGCGTCATTTTGGCTTTCATAGTTCATCTTTTCAAATCAAGTGCAGTGAAGGCAAAAGAAATAAAACTAAAGCCCCCACCGCACTAGAGTTACTAATCAATATTGAGTTTACCGATAGCTTTGTTCCCATTGGCATCTTCAACAATTGTGACAGATGGAACAAACGTCAAGGCTTCGGCAACTGAATAAGTGCCATCAATGTTTTTTTGTTGTGTGGTCACTTGCACAAGTACACCATTGCCGGTATTCATTGCCTTAGTTGATTTCATCCATCCTTGTTCTTTGGAAGATGCTTTGGCAATCAATTGGAACAAATCACCGTTACCAAAAACGGTTACATCTGAAACTTTCTGTTTCACGTCAGCGATGTTAACTGCATCTAGAGTTTTCTCCATAATCTATTTGTTTGGTGTAACGCCATCCCGCGCTTTAGTTTTATTTCTTTTGCTGTTCGCATTTCAAATTGAGTGAGTGATAAGCCAAAACAGACGCTAATATTTGTTCATTATGTGCAATATTGCTCCTCAATAAAAGGTTTACTCCTCTCTAAAAACCAAAAGTTTACCGTCAATCTTTCGCATTTTTATTTTCCAGCCATCAGTTCTGGCCCTGTAACGGATGTTAAATTCTTCAGCTATTTTAAAGGTAGCCAACTTGCCAGCCTCTAAATTATAGTATTTAAGGGCTTTTTTGCCGCGTGTTTCCGGTTCTTTCCTTTTCATGGTACAATCTTACAAATAATATTCTAATAATTAAAATAAATATTTATTATAAAAATATTTGGTAATAATAAAAAGGTTACTACCTTTCGGAAGAATTAAGGGAAACACTAAACAAAAACGCCATGACATACAATCACTTTTCACCGGATGCAAATTATGTTAAAACACCCGAAAACGAACACATCACTTTAGATTGCCCTATCTTCAACGAAGAAGGTGACGAGATCGCAATGGGTTCAATAGACGTTGAATATTACCAAGTAGGCAGTAAGACGTTTATAGTTAATACCGTTAGCGCTTGCCATCCTGATGACGTTTCGGCAACTTTATACAATGAATTTAAAAACTACGAAAGAGTATGAAAAATCCAGAAAAATTAGATCGTGTTTGTGATGAATGTGGATGCATCCATCGTGACGGTGTTTCATGGCATGGACGGTGTTACAATTGCGGTGGTGATTTAGT